ACAAATGCACGCCGCACAGTCGATTTAGATCGGCCAATCAGCAGATGTTTTTTGACCACGTTTACCAGTATTTTTTTGGTCAGGTCCGCAAGCTGTAAATCACCTACTGTTTTGTTCTGCACAGGCACGGCACAGAACTGTCGGCAGTGGCGTTCCTTGTTGCCGTATTCGCCCTTTCCAATTTCGCCATCTACTTCCCAGCGTCGTTTTTGCTCTTTCAAAAACTCGTCGCACGCGACCGCAACAGACCCCGCCTGGGTCTTTACATTGTTCTTTGACAGCACATCCAGTTCTGCAATTTTTTGCTGCCGGAAGTGTGATGCTTCAGCAGCAGTGCCAAAAAACTTTGGCTCCCCTGCGCCGTATTTACGAAGATCAATCCGGTACTCTTTGCCCTTCCTAATCTCTCTGATACCCTTTGTCGTGTTTCGTATTTTAGCCATTTCTGTCCTCCTTTGTGCTGCTTTATATAACAGGTGTTACACTTTATGCAACAGGGTTGCACGCTGAAGGTCATTGGCTTGGCGATATTTCGGCGAAAACGCGCACAAAACGCGCACAAAACAAAAGCCGCCTCCTTCAGGAGACGGCTAAGTCATTGATTTTATTGGTTGCGGGGGCAGGATTTGAACCTGCGACCTTCAGGTTATGAGTGTGCTTCGCGACCCCAGAAAACCAACGATGTCAACCGTCTCAACACCTTAATACATTCCTATTCACTCAAATGTACAGTTATTCATTGCGAAAACGCGCACAAAACGCGCATGGCGCAGTGACTAGTTGTCACTAATTCAATGCTCCGTCACCTCGCCGCTGCCGCGGCAACTGTCGCACTCGGTCCAGTACAGCCAGTACGACTGCCAAGGACCGTGGGCATCGACGCCGCCGATCACGCGTTCGCGCTCCACCTCACCAGTGCCTTCACAGTCCGGGCATTCTTTAGAGTCGGCAGCCAGGGTTCGATCTTTCAATAGCGACACGTAGCAGCTTTGCTTGTGTCGTTGCACTGATCTCTTTTTTATCGGTGCATAGGGGCGGCTGCGCGCGCCTGTTACCACGCCACCATCGCCAAAACTTACTCATCTGTTGCTCACTTTCTTGGGCGTCTGCGCCCACAGTTCGTAATGATGAATTCCTATTTTTTTCTGCGCCATTATCAGGTCGCCGTTTTCGACAGCTTGGCGCGCCATACCCAGCGGATCGTGGCTGCCCAGATATGGACAATCCTCTGTCGGCAACCAGCGGCCATTCGCACCCTTACAAACACCGATAACGCGCCACGTCATTTTGATGCGTTCCTTCGGCGACATAGCTGACTGCGAATGAACATCTGCAATCTGCTGATACGATCCGCAGACGACCTTTTTCAGATCGTCGTTCGGATCAATCGTCATTCGATTGAGCGAGTTCGTAGGCAATGGCGAGATACCCGATGGCATCAATGTAATTGTCCTCTTTTTTCTCATCGACTTTCATGCGCGCTACTTTCACCAGCGCCATCATCGTGGCCGCTTGCACGGCGTTGATTTCTGCATCGATTAAGAAGGACCAAAAATCGGCAATCGTCTGATGATTTTTGTCGGCAGGGCCGTAGTGTTGCGCGCGATCACCTGTAATAAGTGCCCTGGCTATCTCCAGCGCCACTTCACGCGGAGCGGGGTGATGCGGTGGTGGTGCGTCTGGCACAACGCATTTTGGACAAGGCGCATTGTCGTCATGCCGCAGGTAGCCATTCCCACCGCATGTGGCGCACACCGTCATTGCTCACCCCGGATAGCCTTGATAAGCGCAAACGGAATGCGAAAACGATTATTGTCTTTAATGATTGGGCATTTGTTTTGTTCAGCAATGTCGTCAAACGCGCCGCGATGCAGCATGCGACGCAACCGGTTACAGTCTGTCGGTGTGCCCTCTCCCCACAATTCGCGAGCAGCTTCAGGCACCGATAACAGTGTTGGTTTTGCGTACATTTATTGTCACTCCTTTTTACGGGAGTAACAAGATAGTAACAGATTTACATTGAGGTCAACAGATTTGTTACGTTAAGCGTCACTATATGGTTCGTATGGCTTTTATATAATGCAGATTACGTAAGTCACTGTTGTCTATATATATTTGGTCATCCGGGTTGTGCTGCGACAGACGAATGCCAGTTTCCGTGCGTGTTACGAATCGCTTAACGATTGCGCACAACTCACCATTTTTCTCAAACTGAACGACGGCATAATCACCCGGCCGCACAGGTCGATAGGGATGCACAATCACAACCTCGCCCGGATAAAACCGCGGCTCCATTGATTCACCGACGATCATAACAGCGTAGCAATCATCAACGCCCGCCAGATACGTCGGCTTTTCGATGTAATCGACAGGCCCGTCTGATATAGCGACAGCGCCCTCGCCCGCCGCAGCCTTACCAAACAAAGGAATGTCCATAGCCCCCGCTCCTGGGCGCGTGCGCAGCACTGGTGGTTCCGGCGGAACGTCGTCACCAGCTACATATTCCGCACTGACATTAAAACGTTCACCAATGATGCGACAGATTTCGTGCGGCGGCGTGACTTCCTGTCTGTCCCAACGCCGCAGCCGCGGTCCTGACACATCCAGCATGCGTGCAAGCTGCGCAGCGGTTACGTCGTTGGCGACCCGCAATTCCCGTATTCTATTATTTTTCATTCCGTCCAACTCTAGTTCACACAAATGTACAGAAATCGTCATCGACACGCAAGTAACAAATTGTTACACTTCTGTTGCACTTTTCGTACAGACCCACAAACGCGATTGCAAATGACGCTGGACAAATATCTTAAAAACAGGAACCTGAATTACGGTGCGTTCGCACGGCAGATCGGCGTCAGCAGGAGCGCCGTGTACTTCTGGTGTACCGGCCAGCGTCGGCCGTCCATTGAAAACACAATCAAGATCGAAGCGGCAACCGGAAAACTGGTGACGGCCCGCGACCTTTTTTACATATCGGAGAAGGCACATGCCCAACCGCAACAAGCGGAGGGGGTATGAACTTGAAGCTGCCTGCCGCGACTTCTGGCTTTCATATGGATTTAATGCACGGCGCACATTGGCGTCCGGTGCATACAAGCAGCAGCTTGGCGACGACCACGCAGCAGATTTGTGGATTGAAGATTTCAGCGTCGAAGCCAAACGCAAAAAGTCAGGGTTCAAATTTTTGTACGACAGCCTGGCGCAGGACGACGCGTCCATGCTGTGCATCAAGCAGGACCGCTGCGACCGCGTTTACGTGCTGCGCGAACAAACGCTGCTGGAACTGATGCAGATGGCGTACCAGCGATGAAGCTATCTGATCTTGTCAAACACCTGTCGTACAGCAGCCTGATTGCCGCACGTACCTGCCCTGCTTTCTGGGTGCTGCGCTACGGCCACAAACATTACGAACCAACAAACGCAGCAATGGCCCGCGGCCAAGCCGTCGAACACGGCCTGTATATAAAACACAACGGCGGCGAGTTTGATGACGCAGCCGAAGAAGCGTTGAAGGATTTTAACAAGCGCACGGCGCTGGGCGTTGACGGCGACAGCAGGGCAAAGGAAGCAGACAACATTCCGTTAATGCTTGAAAGCTACGACACGTTGTGGGACGGCGATCTGCCGGAGGTCGAAAAGTACCAAACAAAAATTGAGTTGGAGTTACCGGGCGTCGATGTGCCCTGCATTGGCTTCACTGACTTTGAATTTGAAGACGCGATTGTTGACATCAAAACGACAACGCGCATGCCGTCAGCCATTTCGGCCTCCCATCGTTGGCAGGGTGCCATCTATCAGAAAGCCGCTGGCAACAAAGCCGTCGATTTCATTTACGTGACGCCCAAAAAAGCAGCGCGGTATCGGCTGGAAGATAGCGAAGCGGATTGGAGTGCGGTGTGTCAAAGCGCGCAACGACTGCAAAATTTTCTTGCTGCGTTTGATGACCTAGACGCGCTGACCGCAGCCGTCATTCCCAACTACGACAGCTTCTACTGGTCGCACCCCAACACAAGGCAGAAGGGCCGCGAACTATTTGGTTTCTAAGCGCCATCAAGCACCGCGCTTAATAAAACGTGCTGAAACAAATGAGGACGAAAACATGTCACGCACACGACTTAGTAACCGCGAACGTTTTGCTATCGAAAAGTTCATTGAACAAAACGGAATTGAAACCGACCAGGGGTACTGGCGCTACGACCACGGTGTGTCAGACCATTCAGTTGCAAAGCAGTTTGAAACGACAGGCAAGACAATTTCTAACTTGCGCCTGAAAACGTTTGGGCTGTTGGAACAACACGCATCGCGTTCAAAAAGCACTGTAGTCGAATTGACTAATCGCGTTGACGAATTGGAACAGCGACTAACGCAGTTGGAGGACAGGTATACGCAGCCAAAGCAAGAAACCTGGCTGCAAAAAGCTGGCAACGGTATCGCAAAGGAGAGTCAAAATGCCGCTCAATCTTGACAGCGGTCCCGGCGAGGGCGGTAGCCAGTTTTACGACAAGCTGCGTTTCAACGCGCAGGGCGGCGTCTGGTTCCAAAAACGCGAAGACGATGAGGTCAGGTTCAACGACGGCTTCGTTGCCGTGTTCGACATGGAAACGTTGCAGACCGGCTGGTCGCGTTTCAACGGCTCCTTCCTTGACTTTATTCCTGACCCATCGCTGGACACGCAGGGGGAAAAGCCTGCGGGCGACACTGAAGAAGACAAGTGGAAGCGCAGCTTCAAGGTGCTGGCCTACAGCGACAAGGCATTCGGTGGCGTTGTCGAATTTATGCACCAGGCCCGCACGGTCACGACTGCTTTTCAGGAATTGTACGCCGAGTACGAAAGCAAGGCGGGCAAAGGCAAGTTACCCGTAGTCGAGGTCAGCGGCACGCCGAAGAAAGTTGGCGATTATTACGCGCCAAGCTGGTCAATCAAAAAGATGACTGAACGACCGGACGCGCTGTCTGGAAACGCGCAAGCGGCGGCAGAACCAGCGACTGCCGACGTTGAGTTCGCTTGAACCAGCGCGTAGCGGCAGGGGTGTCGGCCTTCACCCCTGCCGTTTTTTCAGGAAATCGTAGATGACACAAAAAAAAACTTCGCAGTCGCGGATATTTTCAGCGGTATCGGAGCATTCAGCCTCGGCTTCGAACGCTGCGGATTTGAAACCGTCCTGTTCTGCGAAAACGACAAGTTCTGCCGATCAGTCCTGCGACAACACTGGCCCAACGTCCCTATTTTCCACGATGTCAGAGAACTCAAATTCACCTGCGACATCGATGTGCTCTGCGGAGGATTTCCCTGCACCGACATCAGCGACGCTGGAGCAATGTGGGGAGAGCGAGAAGGACTTGACGGCGAGGCCAGCGGACTATGGTCTGAAATGCGCAGAGTTATTGGCGAAGTACGACCCAGATACATCGTCGTGGAAAACGTCGCAGCAATCCTTCATAGAGGACTGGGCGACGTTCTCGGAGACCTGGCCGCGCTCAGGTATGATGCAGAGTGGCATTGCATACCAGCTTCCCACGCTGGCGGAAGCCATCTCCGCGACCGGATTTTCATTGTGGCCTACGCCGACAGCGAGAGATTACAAGGGCGCGCGCTTGTCAACTTCTCAAAACGAGAAGGGGCGGGGAGCAAACAACAGCTTACCAGACTTCTTTCGCAGCAACGGAAACTGGGCATACCCACCCGTGGCGGTCGTGGAATCCATGATGGGGTTTCCGGCCGGATGGCTAAGTTGCGGGCGCTTGGAAACAGCATCTACGTACCCGTCGTTGAGCAAATCGGACGCGCGATCCTCGCGGCGGAACAGCAATGATGACTAAACGCTACACACAATGGGGGCCGATCCTCGCAGGGCTGGGCTACGACATTACGCCAGTCAGCGGCAAGCGCCCCATTCTGGAAGGATGGTCGCAGCGGCCAGACGCAGCGCAGGACTTCGATGCGCACGGCGACGCAGGCATCGGTGTGCTGTGCGGCGGCGAGCACAATCTGGTCGCCGTGGATTGCGATGTGGTCAATCCATTTCTCTCCAACACACTCCG